GACGATGATGATGAAGATGATGATGAAGATGATGATATGAATGATAATAGTTTTGGTTGGGATGATTGGTATGATGAACCAAAAGGAGAATAAGTTGTGAGTGAAAAAGATATAGAAAATAAGTTGAATGCATTATATACTAGATTAAATATAATGGAAGATGAATTGAATCATATTAAAGAAGTATTCAAATCTGAATTAGATACTAGTGATGCAAATGAACATTGGGAAGCTGATGTTGAATATGCATATCCAGATGATGAATAACAATCATCCCTTATAGTATTACTTGAACCCTCTGCAGGGACTACACCCATATGTATAATATTTAATATTTTAACATTGTCTAAAATAATATTTCTTTATAAATAATAACAAAAGGAATTATTATATATGGCTACAATATCAAATATTTCTATTGACCAAGATGCAAATTTTTCAACTACTGTCACAATTAACGATAGTGACGGCGAAGTATTAACTCTAACTGGATATACCGCCATTGCACAACTTAGAAAATCACATTTATCTTCTAGTGCAACTTCTTTTACTGTTGCATTTGATTCTGATAGAACTACTGGACAACTTACTTTAACTTTAACTAGTACACAAACAGGGGCGTTGAGTAGCGGAAGATATGTTTATGATATAGTAATTACAGCATCTGGTGGAACAAAAACAAGACCTATTGAAGGAACAGCGACTGTCAATCCAAGTGTATCTAGGAGTTAACTTATATCACCAATAACATCAAATCAAAACCCTGACCCAGATGCGTAAAAATAGATAAATAGAGTATAATGTCTTTTGCAATCCTTACTTTTATAGTTGCAATTTCTATATCTGGAGTAGCTGCATATTATTCCATTATAGGACTTACATCAATTTTTCCTGCCGCCTTTATTCCTATTATCGTAATGGGGATAGTTCTGGAGATAGGGAAACTTATAACTGCTAGTTGGCTTTATCAAAACTGGAAACAAACAAGTCGTTTTTTAAAAACCTATCTATCAATAGCATTAGTGGTTTTAATGTTAATCACTTCAATGGGTATCTTTGGATTCTTATCTAAATCACATATTGAACAAGGTTCTGGATTATCTGATACCGTCCTATCTATTGAAAAATTAGATATAAAGAAACAACAAGAAGAAAGAAAGATTGTTCGTGCAGAAGATTCAGTAGATAGAATTAATCGTGGAATAGATAGAAGCATTGATAGAGGTAATATTACTCGAGCATTTTCGTTTGAGAAAAAACAAAGAGAGAACTTAGATTATCATAATGATATCATTACAACAGCACAAACCAAAATAGATGGATATGAAGATACTCAAGCAGAATTGAGATATAAGGTAAAAACCTTTGAAAGAGAAATCGGGCCGATAAAATATATTGCAGAACTTGTCTATGGACAAGACGCAAAATTATATTTGGAAAAATCTGTACGAGGAGTTATTCTGCTTATAATTTTTGTGTTCGACCCATTAGCAATTGCTTTGCTTATTGCTGCGAATCAAACAATACTTAATAATAGAAAACAAAAAATTCCTGTGGATAATCCTGTGGATAACCCTGTGGATAATCCTGTGGATAAAAAGAAGAAATATAAACCTAAGAAAACTGAAGTAATTACAAAAGATGAATATGAAGAAGTAGTGGTAGAAGATGAACATGGAAATCAATTTAAAAGATACAGACAAAAAGTAAAAGCATACTTAGATGATAATTGGTACAAAATGGAAGATAGTGCTGATACACCCGAAAAATTTGACTAATAAATAATGATATGGCAAGAGCAAGATATAAATCTATTAGTTCACATATAAAACTTAATAAGAAAACTAGTCAAACATCTAGGAAAGGTAGAGTTAAAATGGCGTCAATGAATAAAAATAAGAAAAGAGACTTTAAACCTTATAATAGACAAGGACATAGATAAAAAAAAAGGACTGATAATCTTTACGACTATCAATCCTTGAATCAGTTTTAAGATGTTTTAAGATATTTAAATATCTTTTAGAAAAACTTTAGCAAATTCTATCTATGAATTTATTACACAACACTCTTTTTTTAAGTTTATCGTTTCTGTTTTTACCAAACGCTTTTATTAATTGTCTTTTATTAGCACCAACTAAATCTTTAGAAAGTTCAGTATCATCTAAGTCAATACCTTTACCGCCTGGCATTAGGAAATAATCATCCATACCTAAGACGCCTGGTATATTATAGACACCATCTTTATTGATTTTTTTAGATATATAATCGTTTGAACTATGATGATTATAATCGTAATTGTGGGGGGTTTCCTCAGAAGGAGAGTTGTAATGTTTATCTTTTTTCAATTGGTTTTTAAGTAATGATTCATGACTTCGGATAGCATAACCAACTTCATTGGTTTTTACTTTTCCGCTTTTTGAAGTTGATATCAAATGGAAACCAAGAATATTACAATTTGTATTTTGTTTTGCAATTTTTGAAAATTGTTCAAATTCATATTCGAACAAGTCAGCATATTGACTATCGCCTCTAGCTATTTGGTTATCAAGTAAAGAACTTTTATTTTCTGTTGTTTGATGTGCTGGTGGAATATCAAAATGATTATATTTACCAACTTTAATGCGAGTATTACTTTTGTTATACTTTATGTGGTTTGGAGCTTTACTCATATCATTATAATGGAATTCTGACTCAGCAGAAGAGAATTCAGGAAAATTTCTAGCAGTAGGAATTAAAGCTTTTGTAGCTACTTTTTTTCCATCACTAAGAGTGTCATGCTCTACAACATAGTTTCTTAAAGGAGAACCCATACCATCTGTCAAGTAACAAACATTAAGTTTATCAACACCATAGGTTTTTAAAAATCTTTCAGTCAATTCAACATTGACATAAGCAGTTTGTAACAAAGGAGTTCCGCTTAATTTTAATTCTTGAGGAACATCCATTTGGCTATAAACACTTTGCTCTTCTGAACTAGAATTCATTTCTAAATTCCACCAGCACATTCTTTTAGTTAGACCATAAAATCTTTTAAGTGCTTCATTTAATTTTGAATTATTCATTTTTGAATTACATAATTCTAACAAATGAAAACGTGTTCCTAAATGTGTATCTCCGATTTCACTAGAAAAGATACTTTCCTTTCTTTTTTCGCCATCAATCTGGGAATAAAATCCATCAGAAAACGCATAAACTTCAAATGGAATATTTGTTTTCTTTGCAAACCATACAAGATTTAATAATTGTTTCATAGTTGGAACGAGATTATCATCCATACTTGCCGACCAGTCAAGATAAAAAATGAATCCATGACTTTTACCATCTGGAATATTTGTAACTTTTAAGAATAAATCATCTTCAAATTTATATTTGTGAAGAACTTTAAGATTTAAAGAACCTTGTTTACTAACAGTTGCTCTTGCATAATTGTCAGCAGATTTTTTCATTTCAAATTCTTTAACAAAATAATTTACAGTTTTCATTGAAGCATCTTTAAACTTTTTAAAATCAGCACTAATAACTGAATTAAGATAGTCGAAGCTTTTATGGGGGTTATAACTAGTATTCTGTCTATTTTTTCTTAGTTCTACATCTTTTTTTATAAAGTCATCATCAAGTTTCGCAATAACATCATAATTAACAATTACCTCTTTTAAATCATAATCAGGCATTTTAACATTTAAATATTCACCTGTTGTATCGGCAGAATCTTTTAATTTCTTTTCAAGATTTTTATCAGTTATGCTTTCTGAAGTGTAATCAGTTTCCCAATCATCTTCATCATCATTTGTTTTACCAGTTTTAGAATCTTCAGAATCAGAATCTCCAGAATCAGAATCTCCAGAATCAGAATCTCCAGAATCAGAATCTCCAGAATCTCCAGAATCAGAATCTCCAGAATCTCCAGAATCAGAATCTCCAGAACCTCCAGTTTCACAATCTCCAGTTTCAGAATCTCCAGAATCCATAAGTTCATCACTCATTTTAACAGATTCGCCTTGACTTTCTGGATTATCTTCCATATACTTTGCAAGTTTTTCTGCAAGGTTAACAGCGTCTAACCAAGTAGTCATTTTTTCTATATCAGCAAAAACCCATTGTTCTTCATCTAAAAAGACAATGTTTTCATTTTTAGTTTTTGCATAAATGTTTAGTCTATCAACAAGACCTAGTTCTAATAATGGTTTAGATTTTTTTCTAAGGTCAAAGAAGTTTCTTTTTACTAATTCTTTATAACCTTTCGTAAAATTGGTTACCAATCCAGGATATTTGTTTTGAATCATTTTTTCGATTCTAATATCTTCGATAACATTTACAAATGATTTAGGAATTTTTCTTTCTCTAGCTTCTTCTAATACTTTTATTGGAGTATAAAGGGCATGGCCAACTTCGTGTCCAACCATTAAATCATAAACATTTTGGGATACATTTTCCCATATTGGAATTCCAATTTTTCTAGCTTTCAAATCGAAATATGCTGTTGGTATCTTTTCAGATACAACATCAATATTTTCAGTTGCAAGTAATTTCGCAACTAATTTTTTCGGTAAATTAACAGGATTGGTAATCTTAGTTTTTATCATCTTTTGGTTATCTCTCGACCTCACTATATAAGTATAACATCCTCAGCTAGTAAGTCAAATTTTGAGAAAAAAAGTCAATAATTTCAGGGTTTTACGACAATATGGGAAAACAAAATTAAATTGAAATATTCCTTATAAATATCAATGAAATAGGAGAATATTATGACATATTATACTGAACAAAATAGTTATCATGTGATATCAAATATGAGTTGGCAAACTGCAACAAAATCTTCATCTGAAACAGAATGTTCATGTGAAACAGAATGTTCATGTGAAACTGAATGTTCATGTGATAGTTCTTGTGAAGAGGAAGTTGACTTGCCTGAAATTGGCAATTTTGTGGATTAACATATGAATGAAAATTATTTTATGGGTCAAGATGGATTTGCTTGGTTTGTTGGTGTTGTAGAAGATAGAGATGACCCTGATAAACTTGGTAGAGTTCGTGTTCGTTGCTTAGGATACCATACAGAAGATTTAAATAAGATACCAACTGAAACTTTGCCATGGGCAGAAGTTATGCACCCGATTACGAATCCATCAATGAATGGTATGGGAAGTACTCCACCATTCATGGTTGAGGGAACATGGGTAATTGGATTTTTTAAAGATGTTCTTCATAAACAAGAACCTATTATCATGGGTACATTGCCTGGATATAATAAAAATAATGTAGATACAACAAAAGGATTTTCTGACCCAAAAGGAATTTATCCTAAAGTGATTGGGGATAATGATACCAATTCACTAGCAAGGGGTGCTATTGGGGAAACACATCCATCTCTTTATAATAGAAGAATTACAAGACTTACAAGTCTACCAATTGCTACAAAACCTTTTCTTGAAACGATAGAAGATTATGCTGAAGCAGAAACACGAAGTACATTTGATGAACCTAATCCAAAATCGAATAGTGCTACAATATATCCATATAATCATGTGCATGAAAGTGAAAGTGGGCATGTTCATGAAATAGATGATAGTCCAGGTGGTGAGAGATTACTTAAATATCATAGAGTAGGAACATTTGAAGAAATACACCCAGATGGAACTGTCGTAACCAAGATTGTAAAAGATAATTATCAGATAACAGCAGGGAATGATTTTTGTTACATCAAGGGTAATGTTAATCTAACAGTCGAGGGAGATGTTAGGAATTTAATCAAAGGGGATTATGTGTTAGAAGTAGAAGGCGATTATACCGAGAAACTTCATAAAAACAAATATATAAAAATCGGTGCTGGAGAATCTGGTGGAAATCTTGGACAAGAAATAAGAGGAAACTTATCAGAAAATATTAGTGAAGATTACATAACTAGAATTGGTGAGAATTATATACAAACAATAGAAAAAGATTTAACTAGCAATATTAACGGAGCATGTGATATATCAATCATGGGAGATTATAGTTCGTTTGTTATGGGCGATATGTCATCAACATCATTTGGAAGTTATCTTCAAACATCTATCGGCGCAATAAGTATGAAGTCGGGAGATGTAATGAATATGAAAGCTGCTGATAATTTAACTATTGAAACTGAAGCGAATGAAATACATACGGTAGCTGGAACTTTGTCTGAAACAATTACTGGTGCAATTACAGAAACTTATAATTCATCATTAACAACATCAATTACTGGTGCTACTATACAACAATATAAGAGCACTTCAGCATTTTATTTTGAGGGTGTTAAAAGTGAAAGAGTTGAAGATGATACAAAAACTACTAGAGTAACAGGTAAAACAGATTATAGTACTACAACAACTAGAACAGGTACAGATAACAGTACAGTACATGTTGCAGGATTATAGGAGAAAATATAAATGGCATTTCCTAAATTTAAAACACCGACTGTAAAACCACAATTTGGTGGTATTAATGAATCTATGAAACTCGTAACAGAAAAACGAGAAGATGTAAAAAAATTATTATTAGAAAATGCAGAATCATCTGCATCATCTGTAAAAGCTCTTGCTACTACAAGTATGACAACTTTAAAAAATACTGTATCGGGTTTAATGCCAGAACTTCCAGATGTACCAACAACATCTTTACAAGGTGAGATGTCATCTTTAGTGAGTTTGAATTTATCTAATCCAACTGCATATGCAAGTAAATTATCTTCTCTTCAAAGTAGTTTTGGTACTGCATTAAGTGGAAAGGGAAAGGATTTATCATCTATGCTTTCAGATGTACAATCAAGTGTAGATGTATCAAGTCTTACTTCTTTCGACACAGCTGGATTAACAAAAAATCTTGTAAAGAATGTTCCTAATTTTGAAATATTGGGTGGAAGTACAGATGTACTTGAAAAAGCTATAAAGACAAAGACAGCACAACTAAATGCTGTGAAAGAAGATTTATCTGAAATAAGTGAAGATACAATAAATCAAAATATAGGTAATGATACTATAATTGCTGATGCAACCGTAATACTAGATAAATCAAAAGGGGAATTTGCGAAACAAATAGCTAAAATAGAAATTAAAAGAAGTGCAAATGGTACGATATATACTGATGATATAAAATCAGAATTAGAAGTCATAGATTTGGAGATTTTTAAGACTTTATTAAAAGATGATACTTTTTCTACTCACCCAGCGATAACAAAAGCTAAATTTGAAAATGTAAGACAGAAAACAACATCTACTGAAGTCTTTGTCGCAAAGATAAAGAAAGAACAGAATATTGATATCAATAAAGAACAAATAGATTTCCAATATAGATTTAATTATAAATATGATGATTTTATATTTGTTACTGATATGTCAATTACGATACTTAAAAAGTTTGCAAAAAGCATTGGTCAAGAGTTCTCTACAGCAGCTGCTGGTGATAAAAAAATATTATTGAATTTAATAAAAGAGGTTAAAGTAAAAAAACAAACAATAGAAGAATTATATAAGAAAGAAGGCGAATGGACTGAAAAAATATTAGAGGATTGGGAAGATTTTATGTTTCCTTACACCGGCAGAAGTCTTGACGAATTACGAAGAATCAAAACAAAATATACATAAACGGGGAATTAATCTCATGTGTAGAGATATATCAATGTCAGAATTTTATAGACCTTTAAATGAAGGATTAACAATAAAAGAAAGTGGAATACACGGAATTGGAATATTCGCTACCGATGATATATCCAAAGGAACTAGATTGGGATTATCTCATATGCTTATTGATACAGAAATATTCCGAACACCATTAGGTGGTTTTTATAATCATTCCATGTCACCAAATACAAAAAAGACACAAGAAGGACATAAATGGTTTCTTGATGTTATTGAAGATATCAAAATCGGTGATGAAATACTTGTTACCTATACTTTATATAAAATCAAAGATATGAATAAAATTTCTATTATAAGTCAATTTATGCAAGAGGATTAAATTTAGAGAGTATTGTTATAAATAGACATAGGAGTTCTACACCAACATGGCAAACTATACAACATTTATAAAGGGTGGACATACTGATTCACAAACGACTAATGAATCAACTCGTAGTGCAAAGATTTATAAAGATTTGAATCTCTTTTTTCAAAAAAATAGTTCTGATAAAGATATAAATAAAGTTACAGATGTTCAAGCAGTTAAAAGGTCAATTCGCAATCTTGTATTAACTAATCATTATGAAAGACCTTTTCACCCAGAAATTGGTTCTAACATATTAGGAACATTATTTGAACCAATGACACCATCAAGTGCAATATTATTAACCAAACAAATAGAAGAAGTAATAGAAAACTTTGAACCCAGAGCAAGATTAACTGGTGTTAGAGCATTAGAAGATTTAGATAGAAACGCATATAATTGTACTGTAGAATTTTATGTTGTTAATGCACCAACCGAATTAGAAACTTTAGATTTAATGTTAGAGAGAATAAGATAAAATGGCTACAAACAATAAAAGATTAACGGTAACAGAATTTGATTTTGATGAAGTCAAAGCAAATTTAAAGACCTTTTTAAAAGCACAAAACGAATTTACTGATTATAATTTTGAGGGTTCTGGTATGTCAGTTCTGTTAGATTTATTGGCATACAATACTCACTATCTAGGATTTAATATGAATATGTTAGCAAATGAAATGTTTCTTGATAGTGCTGCTCTTCGTTCAAGTATAGTTTCTCATGCAAAGATGTTGGGATATACACCATCATCTGTTTCAGCTCCTATTGCAACAATAGATGTTACTTTAAATAACACTGCACTTGCTAGTGCAACAATAGATGCTGGCACAAAATTTTCTACAACTGTAAACGGTACAACATATAATTTTGTAACTGTATCTGATATAACTTCGTTAGTAGCTGATGGAGTACTAAGATTTAATGATTTAAAAATTTATGAAGGTACTTATGTAAATACAAAATATATTGTTAATACATCTAATGTTGACCAAAGATTTGTTATAACAAGCAATTTAACAGATACAGATACTCTTACAGTTAAAGTTCAAACTTCTGCAACAGATACAACTACATCTACATATACACGAGCAACAGATATTACATCAGTAAGTGATACTGCAACTAATTATTTTCTAAAAGAAGTAGAAGATGGAAAATTTGAAATTTACTTTGGTGATGGTGTAATTGGTAAAGCATTATCAAGTGGAAATGTTGTTATACTTTCATATGTTGTAACAAACACAAATGAAGCAAATGGTGCTTCATCATTTAGTAACACTGGTGCTATTGGTGGAGTAACTAATATAACGGTTGCAACGGTATCAAATGCAAATGGTGGTGGAGCTGCAGAAAGTCTTGCATCAATAAAATATAATGCACCACTTGATTATTCTTCACAAGGTCGTGCTGTAACAACAGAAGATTATAAACTTCATGTAAAGACACTATTTCCTAATGCACAAGCAATTCAATGTTGGGGTGGAGAAGAAGGAAGTGATGTTGATTCAGCTGCCATATATGGTAAGGTTTATATTTCAATTAAACAGAAAAGTGGAGATAATTTAACTGTTACACAAAAGACTGATGTAGAAAATGGATTAAAAACTTATAAAGTTGCATCTGTAACTCCAGTAGTTGTTGACCCAAATATAACATCTCTTTTTCTTACAAGTAATTTTAAATATGATTCTACTTCAACTACGAAATCATTAGATACATTAAAATCAGATATAACTACTACACTTACTAATTATAATGCAAATACATTAACTAAATTTAACGGTGTGTTTAGACATTCAGAAGTTACAGGAAAGATAGATAATACACATTCATCTATTTTATCAAATATAACAACAATTAAAATTGCAAAATACTTTACACCAACA